TGGTGCAGATGAAGATCAAGCAATTTTGGCTCCTCATCTAGATAGCGGAATGACAGCATGGACCGGAACAAAGTGGGGAACAGAGAATCAAACCTCATGGGAGTGTTCCATAAATCCTAATGCTATAGATAATCAAAAATTCTGGGCTGGATTAAAATTAACAAATGACCAATTAGTAGCAACTGATGCCAATCAAGCATATTTTAAATTTCAAACAGATGCTACAAACTCTGAGGCATTTGATGATTTTACATTGTTGCATTTTGTTCATAGTATAGGTGGAACTGATTTTATTAGTGCATTACCTATAACTGTAGCTGCTAATACAACTTATCATTTAAAAATTGAAATAGACAGCGACAGAAAACTTTCAATATTTGTTGATGGTGTTCAGTACAATATAACATCTACATCTGGCTCAACAGGTGGTACCGCAGTAACAACAGGTACAACTAAATCAGGAGCCATGACTGATGATATTGACTTAATTCCTTACATTGGAATTGAGGCAGGTGCAGCAGCAGCCGAAGCATTAGATGTTCATTATCAGTGCATTAGCAGAACTATATTTGAATAAAATCTATTGGGGGATTAATTTCCCCCATTTTTAAAAGGAGAAAAATATGGCGCAGTCTGA